CTCGAGCTCGGCGCCGAGCCGGCAGCCGAACACCCGCTTGCCCTGGGCGGCGAGCCACTCCTGCATGCCGGCCTCATAGACGTCGGGAAAAATCCAGATGTCGACGTCGTCGAAATAGGGATACGGGCTTTCGACCCGCTCGACACGATCGAGGCCCGAGCCGATCATCAGGGGGTTGGACTTCGGCATGCCCGAGGTCCAGGGCACGTAATACAGCACGCGGCCGAAGGATTTGGCGAGCGTCACGGCCAGTTCCGTGAAGATGCCGTTGTCCATGATCATGGCCGTTTGCGACTTCAGGTTCACGGTCGCCGGCCTCACGTCAGGTTCAGTTCGGCGCTGAAACGCCCGCCGCTATCGGTCGTCGAGGTCAGCCCGAACTCGGCCGCCACGTTGTCGACCGCCGCGCCATCGAACGGCTTGCACGAACAGATGAACAGGTAGGCACCGTCATGGTCGGCCCAGGTATCGAGCGCGAGGAAGGACTCGGTGATCGGCAGGAACACCGTCTGCCCGTTACCGCCCTTGCCGTCGACCGGATAGGTGAAAACGCTAGGCGCGGTGACCGCGCTCATGCCGATCGTCGAGACCACCGCCTGCAGGAACGCGAGCCAGCGCACTTCCGTCATCGTGCCCTTGAGCGCTACGCCGAACGAATGCATGCGGGCGCCGAGAGCGTCCATCAGTCTTCTGCCTCGTCGCAGATGCGCGCCATGAAACCGATGGCACTGGCGCCGGATCGTCTGCGAAGCCCGGGCGTCAACGGTTGATCATAGGGTTCGCGCGGAATGCTCAACCGCGTTTCGACATCGCGCCGGATCGGCTTTTCGCTGGGATGGCGTGCCTTGCGTTCCATCACACGCCGCCCAGATGCTTCTTGGCGGCCTTCTCGGAGATCAGCCCGCGTTTCATCGCCTTCTTGGCGCGGGCCTTGTGGGCATGCTTGGGCAGTTTGCCGATCTTGCGGCCGTGATCGGCCTTGACGAAATCCTTGCCGACCTTGGCGGGCACGCCCTCGACCTTGCCTTCGGCGGCGGCATGCATGAAACGATTCTGCGCCTGTGAGGTTGACGGCATTTCGCGCTCCATCTTTCCGGAGAAGGACACGGACTTGTTGTTGGCGGCGGGTGAGGTTTCAGCCACGCTCAGAACCCGGGCCAGCCTTCATGATCGGCACGTTCATCCTGACCGGTTTCCTTGTCCTCGGCATAGTCGCGCCATTGGTCGGGATCGTCGGGGTCGTCGTCCATCACTAGCCGAGGTTCGATATCTTTCCGAGCTGCGCCATCGCGGCGTCGGCTTCGGCTTCGACCTGCTCGGCGATCTTTTCCAGAAACACGGCGGCCTGATCCGACTTGGCAAAGGCTTCGGCGACCTTATTGGTTGCCTGTTCGCTTCGCGCCTTGGCGGCCTGGATGCGGCGGGTCAACGCATCGGCCAAGCTGCCCGCGCCAGTGAGACTCGGGATCAGATCGTCCGCCTTCCGCGCCGACACGACGGTGAGATTGTTCGGGGGCGGAACGACGGGATCAGGCATCGGCTCGGAACCTTTCGGCTTGAAATCGGAGATCGCCTTGGTCAGGAACTTGGTCAGCCGTCGCCCGGCGTTGTCGGTGGCGGGATCGACGCCCATGTCACTCGACGCCGAGCAGCGCCTTCAACTCGGCAAACGCTTGGTTGCCGATCGGGGAATTGTGGAGCATCGCGTGGGCCACGTGCTTGACCAGCGCTGCGACGCGGGCCTCGCGCGAGGGTTCATCCGGCTCGACATAGCCTTGCGCCTTGGTGCTCTCCATCGGCTCGGCGATTTCCTCGCCGGCAACGGTTTCATCGGCCATGACAATTTCCTTCGTTCACAGGGTGAGGGTGGAATCGGTTGCATAGCGGTCATCGCGGGCGCCGCGGTAATGATCGCGATGGATGGCGTCGTCTTTCGGCAGCGACTTGATCCAGGGCCGCGACAGGCATCCGTAGCGGACATCGTCGGCGGCATGGTCTTCGGCGTCGGTGTCGAGGTCTTCGGCGCGGCTCTGGTCGTGCTGCAGCACCGGAATGGTGCGGATCGAATCCGTGCACGTCGAGAAGAAGTAAAGCATCGGACGGCCGCTTGCCCAGCTGATCGAGCCGTCCTCGAGCCGCTTGGCGGTGCCGACCATGCGCGATCGCATCTGATCCCAGCCGCCCATCGGGCCGGCTTTCGCGGGATCGCCGGTCTGCCGCGCCACCCGCGCGTTGTCGGCCTTGATGAACGCGGCAAGCTTTGCTGCGAACAGTTCGTTGTTGATGCGCTCGGCGATCGAGGGCCCGCCATCTTCGGAGAACGCCGCCGGATCGAGCACGCCGTAGGTGAGCTTGCCGCGGTCGCCGCGCTCGCGGGCCACGATACCCTTGCCGACCTGTTCAGCGGTCAGCTTGCCGCCGACCGATCCGTACCATTCTCGGTAGCGGACGAGCGCACCGCGCGGCAGTTTCTTGCCGTCCGGCAGCGTGAAGTCGTCTCCGACGACAGCCCACCAGCCGACCGAGAACGGCGAGTAAGACCCCCAGTCAGCGCTGCGAAACCGCAGCCAATGGTCCGGAATAGCAAACGGCGGGAGTATATGCTGCTCGTTGCTCCATTCCGAGAAGAACGCGCCCTCGATCGCGGTCCAGTCGCCCTCGAGCCAGGCTTTGACCAGTTGCGGCGAGCCGACCAGATAGAGCCTGGAACGATAGCCGGGATCGCTTTCCAACAGGATCTTGTTGTCGGTGATGCGCGAGGGGATCACCGCGGACTTGTGCACCGAGCCGTCGGGCAATTTCCGCGACAATACCTTCGGCTTGAGCGGAAACGGATGCAACTGGTAGCGGTCGCGCAGCCAGTGCTGGCCGGCGCCGCCGGGGTTGGCGGTCAGGATCAGTTGGATCGGCACGCCATGGGCGGATCGCAGCACGCCGAACAGCCGGTCGATCGGCATCGGGCTTGGATATTGGCCGGCCTCTTCGACCCAGGCATCGGTGACGTTGCGGCCCTGGTACTCGTTGGCGTCCTGCACGCTTTCGAGATACTTGAACCGGACCTTGCCGCCATTCGGCATGATCCAGCCCTTGTTTTCGATGTAACGCCCGCCCAAGGGCATGTAGATTTCCTTGGAGCGGTCGATCGCGTCCTCGGCCGAGGTCGTGGTGCGGCGGAACATGATGGCGTTGAAGGCCGGGCCATAGCGGCGCTCCTTCAAGGCCCATTTGCCCAACACGCCGTCGGTCTTGCCGCCGCCGCGGGCGCCGCCGAAGAACACTTCCGGAAACGGACAGCAGCAGAGATCGTCCTGCGGACCCGGTTGCGGCGACCAGGACCGATCGCGGTCGTGGACAACGTGCGCGTCGAGATGCGAGGCGACGACGCTCACGCGCTACACAGCACTCGCGCGCTGTGCCTCCCAATCGGCTTCCGACATCGGCTTTTCCGAGATCAGGTAGACCGAGGCCGGGTTGTTGCCGCTCGGATCGGTCAGCGCGGTCTTGGTGACCGCCTTGAAGCCGTGCATGTCGCGCAGTTGCGAGAGCGCCTGCAGCGCGTTGTCGCGGTCGAAATCGGTGAGGACACCGGTGTCCTTGTCGAATTTGAAGGTCGAGATGATCGGTGCCAGCGGCGAAGCCTTGACCGCGTCCCAGTCGATCACCGGCGTCTTGACGATGCGCGCTTCCGTGGTGCCGTCTTCGCTGCCGTCGTCGACATGGACGAAGATGCGCCGGTCCAGCATCGCGGTGAAATCGAAGATGTTGCCGAAGGCGGCCATGGCGAGCCGTTCCTCGATTCGGGCGCGCTTGGCCGCAATGATCTCATCGTCATGGCCGAGCGAGCGGTAATGGCTGATCCAGGCCTGGATGCGCTTGTTCTGTTCCCATTTGGTGGCCTGGCCGTTTTCGACCTTGCCGCCGGCCCGCCGGCAGGCTTCCGCGGGCGGAATGCCGAGCGAGCGTTCGAAGGCATAGGCCTTCGGGGCCGCGGCGATGTCGCGCGGCAGTTTCTTCGGCTCGGGGACTTGGATTCCGGAAGATTCCAGCATGACTCACTTTTGCCAACAATGATGAAAAATCCCGCCCGCGCCAACTTGGAGAGCCAAACGCGAGCGGGGATGGAAGTCACGAAGGGAGGAAACGGGCAATGGGGATGAGGCCATCGCCTACCTATGGGCAAAGAAAAACCCCGCGGGTGAGGCGGGGTTCTTGAAGGGATGGGGACTATGACCAGCGGTGTTACATGATGCACCTGTTCGGTTATCTGGCAATCATTCCTCGGAACGAATTCCGGGCTGCGCGAACAGAGGCTTTCTCTGTTCGTTCCGCCAAGCCCTGAAGGGTCAACGCCGCTTCCGGGGTGACTTCGCGGGCCTGTCCCGCGCATCGGTTGATCGGGACGCTGTCTGATTCGGTGGCTTCACGTCAACAGGTTCGATCTGGAAGGCCATCACGGTGATCTTAGTCATGCGACCAAAGAAGTTGACTTCCACCGTTATTTCGCCGTCGCGGTCGCACCGGATCACCTTGGCGGTCGGCAGGCGGCGGTATTCGTCATCGATGAAGCGCACGCGCTCGCCGGTCTCATAGCTGTGGAGCGCGGCCTTGACCGGATCGGCCCGGTTAAGACCGGTTTCGATGGCGTGGATCAGGGCGATGTCGACGTCGGTGAGAAGGATCGGGCCGGTCGAGCTATTGCGGGCCACGTTGATCACCCCGGGCGCGAGATCGCAGGCCGACCAGAAGCGCTCGTCCATTTTGGCCGGGCTCAACAGCACCCCCGGCAGGACCCCGAAGCGGATCAGGCGCTTGTAGCGCTTGCCGGTCTCCGGATCCTTGGTTCCGACCTCTTTCTGGTAATTCGGCCACCATGCGCCGATGCCTCGGCGCCGGAGCGAGTCCCTCGCCTGCTGCTCGTAGCCGGGCCGGATCAGTACGATCACCCATTCGCCTGATGGATCGGGGAGTTCCGCCACGGCACTCGCCTGCCCGAGGTAGTGTTCGAGGTTCAGCTTGATTTCCGCTGCCATCAGCATGGTTGCTCCGTTTGATTTTTGTTTGTGGGTGATGCGGTTACTTGAAGTCGGCCAGATCCTCGTCGGTTGCGAAAACCTCCGGGGGGCCTGTGGAGGACAGCGTGCCGTCCTTGCGGGGTGGCCAGGGCCATGGGGCGTACAGCCCGGTGCGCTGATTTTCCCCGATGCCGCGGGTGACAAGCAGCGGCGGACGCGCGCCGCGGATATGCTCGGCGAGGAAGTTCCCCCATGCCGCGATCTGCTGGCGATCCTCG